GCATTCACAACCCCGGACTCATGAAGCTGATTTATCTCTGTATGAGTTGATGTAATAGCGTGCAGCTTCTCAAGATCCGCCTTCACGACCCCGGATTCATGAAGCTGATTTATCTCTGTATGAGTTGATGTAATAGCGTGCAGCTTCTTAAAATCATCAGTCGTTGTCCCGGACCCTGCAACAACAAGCGCCGCTTCCAGTGTTGCCGCAGTAACCGGCATGGTGATCTTGTGCGCGTCGCTGGCCTTGATCGCTAATGCCGTCTGATAGCCGCCAAGCGTCTTTTCGTACGCCCTGCCGTCCGTGGATGGAGTGTGCGGGACCTCCGTAGAATCACCGATGATGAACGTGTCGCTGTTCAGTTCGTGCTCGATGATTTTGACTATTTCATCAAGCCCGTTCTTGTTCCTGATCTTCAAGAGCATGTAGTCAGTCGAATCCGTGGCTATCTCGGGGCATTGGCTCCCTTGTCCCGCTATGACCGAAAAGCTGGTGTCGTCAGCCGCGAGGTCTGCCGCAAGCTGCATGTTCACGTTATTTGCGAATAGGATAGCCATTACTGATTCTCCTGTTTCCTGTTCGGGTTGTAGGTCTTCATGACCAGATCCTTCCGGCCTATCTCCATGACACAGGCGTTGTAATATCCAACGGCCTGCTGGAGAGCCAGGGCGTCCGTTTCGAGCCGCAGTGTTTCATAGAGCGCGAACATCTTCATGGGGTTGGAGAAGATGTCGCTGAGGGTGATCGCCGTGGCAGTGCTTGCGATGTCCGTAGGGTTCGCGGAGTACGGTCCTTTCACATATCCCTGATCGCTTGCAGGCTGCGGGGGGTAGACGTAGAAATGGGAAGGGTCTTTCTCGTTGAACATGAAATACTGCACGATTGCCGATGCCGTTGCCGTGGTCCAGTCGGGAATGAGGGACGTCAGTTCTTCAATGGTGATGATCCTGATCGGTGCGCCTATCGTCAGACCGTCCGTTCCCATGTTGAAGTCCAGGCTCACAAGCTCGTTGCCGCCCGCTGGAATGGACTGCACCACGCCCGCCGAAAGCTGGAAGGCATCGTTGACCACGTTTGCCTTGGGAACATGCTGAACGATGAACCGCTGCGCGTTGTTCAATTTTGTCAAAAAACTCGTGTCGCTCCACCTGTACGGCACAACAGTGTCGAAGAGTACTTCCCTCATCTCGGAGATGATCGCAGATGCGAGTATGGTTCCCATTATGCAGATGCCCCGCTGGTGGCCCCGGTGAGGCCGAGTCTCTTCCTGTTCGCCGCCCTGTTCCTGTATGCCTGGTATCGCCTGGTGTAGTACGTCGCAAGCTCACCATTGGCCCACGTCTGCCCCGCCATGCCGAACAGTGCGCCCCTGGCTCCGTCCGCAATCACTTCCAGGTAGTCCTCGTAAATGAAATCCTCTACCGTGGTTGCGTCCAGGGTGGGCTTGAGAGCCACCCATACAGCCAGCCCTTTGACCGTGAAGGTGGCCGATGCATCCGCCGTTCCCTCGTCCGTCACGCCGCCCTCAACCGTCAGGAGAACATCGGTTGCGGACGTGATCTTGAAATTCCTGTCGTTCGATGTCGTGCCTGATACGGTCACGGTATGGCCTGAGGTGAGGCCGTTCGTGGTGAATCCGCCAGCCGTGCTTGCTATGGTGTTCGCGGTCGCGTCGAAGGTGAGGTCCGAAAGCGTAAAATGTGCCGTGGAGTCCTCGTTCGGCATATAGACGAGCCGGATGGTCCGGTCATGATCCATGAGGTAGTGGGTAGGTGTAACCGCCGTTTTGTCCCGCCAGCCCGAATCCTTCTCGTCAAGGATGCGCTCTGAAATGGGGAGTATCGGTGTATTGTCGATCTCCGCGTGAGTTATCCCCACGATATCCCCATTCGCGGATGTAAGCGCATACTCGCTGGTGTAGGCCACAAGCTCGATGACGGGCAACTGTTCGGTCCAGATCTTCGTGTGTTCGCAAAAGTCGCGCAGGATATCGAGGACCGTCTCGTCGATGATGGAGGCGGGGCATTTCGATACGTTCCGAAGTATCCGTGGCCGCCATGAGCTTATGTTTGTCGCCATCGGTTATTCCTGGTTCTCCGGTAGCGTTTCCGGGTCAACGTCGTGGCCGTGTTTCTCCACAATCGCCTTGGTCTTCCTGGTGCCGGTTGCCTTCGCCTGGAGGTACTCCGCTTCCGTCGCCTCGCCCAAGATGTCGTAGGGAAACTTCTTGATGCGGCCCACTATCTTCCTTGGCTGGTTCGGAAGCTGCCTGAAGTGCGGATAAGTGGCGTGGTCCGCGCACTCCCTGTACCTGTCGGGGATGATGACTTCCTTCTCCCGGGCAATGATGAGCGTTTCGCCGTTTACCGATAACATCACGTCCTCGGGGTCGTTCGGGGATGCCTTGCTCTGAAATCTCACCCGCCAGAACTTCTCGGCCTGTACCGCAAAGCCGCCGTCCACCGTGACGATACTAAAGGACTTGATGCCCTTGCCGTTCATGGCCGCCGTCGCCGCCTTTCTGGATGCGAAGGGCTTGCCGTCCTTGCCGACTATCAAACCGGGATACAAATCCTGAACCTCTCTTGCCGCCGCTGTTTCACTCATTTCGATTCTCTCCTTTTGCTTGGCCTTCCAAGAGGCTCATGGGATTCTGTTATGAGCAGGGCCTAGTTGTCGTAGGTGCCTGCCTCGAAGCAGCACAATGCGTCGTTGGCGTTGACCGTGGTATCGCTGATGAGGAAGCCCGCAGGCGTGATCTCACCGGCCACCATGGGCTTGTAGTCGTACATGCCGCCGATGTACTGAACCTCGCCGGAGGGAACCCCGGTCGCGTTCAGGGTGACTTCGTTGGTGGCGTTGCCCGTGCCCGCGCTCAGAGCGGTGATGGTGTACCACTTGCCGTCGATGCAGATCGGGGAGCCTTCACCGATGTAGGTGCCGATCACGTCCGCGTTGAAATGGCCGGTGAACGCGCTGTAGAGGGTCCATTTGTTGATGGTGGAGCCAACAGCGTCGCCCACGATTCCGAGGTCGGAATTGGTGACGTAGCGATAATCCTTGGCATCCCTCTTGAGGTACACGCCTTCGCCGTAGGTGGTGTTCCCTGCGGTCGTGGCGGTGAGGGTATCGCCGCCGTAGTACCGGGCAATACCCGCGCCCACCAGATTGGCCGCGAAGGTGGACGTTCCCAGCTCCACGCCTTCCTGGATCTCCACGGAGCGCATGTTCTTGTTCCACTCAAGCTGCAATGCCTGAGTGCCTTCGCAGTTCCATACCTTGACGAAATCCGGCACGAACCCGCAGCAGATATAAACCGCTGCCCCGGTCCCGTTGAATGTTCCGCCTATTCTCATGATCTTATCTCCTTGTCCTTGCTTGATTAGTCAGTGGGCCGTGCGGTAACGCAGCACTCAAGACGCGCGATCCATGCCTCGTTGAGTATTGCCGCCGTCTGGTACGTCTTCCAGCTCACCCATCCGATCTGTCCGAGGGGATCTCCCGCCGCCGGCTTCGGATTGACAACCGCCGGAGTAACCGCATTGAAGCCCTGGAGAGGCACGATGCCATATGCGTCACGCGCAACGCAGAGCAGGTAGTACACGTCCGGGGGGGCTGGGCTGGATACCTCTACGCCGCCGGAGAGGTAATCTGTCCCGCTTGCGCTGGTTGCCGCCTGAAGCCACGGCTCGAACATCGGGGTCAGGATGATTCTGAACTGCTCGACGCTGCCGATCTCACCGGGGAGCGCCTTGGTGCTGTCCGCGTAATTCTTGACCGGGATGAAACCGGGAATGCTCCTGATGTCCGCGTCCAGGTTGGTGTGGCCCATGCAGAAGTAGGAAGGCATGACCGGCTCGGTGCTGATCTTCGCGGAAGCCGCGATGATCTGGGAAATCTCCCTGGCCTTGTTGTTCTTGAAGTAGCGGTAGATGAGCCGGAAATCGCCACGGGTCGGGGGGCTTGACACGGTTTCCCTGGAAGTCGCGCCGTTGGCATAGAACACGTTGGTGCCCGCCTTGAGGATGTTGATGCGGATGGTTTCGATGGTTTCCGCAGCGCACTCACCGGCGAGGTCGGTCATCTCCTGAAGAACCCTGTCCTCGTGAGTGTCAACGATGACATCGGTCAATTTGTAGGCGTCGCCGTACTGTTCGAGAGTTGCCGTGATGTCGGTGTAGGTGAGCTTCTGACCGGCGGGAGGGATGCCCTCTGCGAGAGGCTGAATGGCGCGGGGGAAGGAATTGTACCTGCGCCACTTGCAGCTTTTGGTCTTGTTTTTCTGCAGAGGGTCTACCTGGCCGAACCGCTCAACGACCATGAGGTGCTGTCCGCGCTCAAGCAGTCTGGCCTTTACCGCACCGGCTGTCCGAGGGCTGATATCACCGTAGGTGGTTACATTTGCTGGAATTCCCATAGTCCTTGTCTCCTTTTCTGTTGTCTTGGAGTCTCAAGGACTTCTGGGTTATTTTTTGTTCGGCCCTTTTCAGGGCCGCTCGTTCACAATCTCTCGAATCGGCAGAGCCGCTTACACCTCGGGCATTTCTGCTCTATCTTGCCGCCTTCGCCAAGGTCGCCCTTGGCAAAGAGCTTATTACAAAAAGGGCAGCGAAATTCCCTGGCCTCGTCCACCTCAATGAACGATGCCTCGCTTTCGTTATCGCTGTAATGATGCAAGTCCTTCATTGAATCCCGCCTCTTCATCACTCATATCGTTTTTTGCATCGTTTTTTTGAGTGCTCGGCTTCGATCTCATGCCCGCACTGTGAAGCCTGTCCTTCTTTTTCTTCTCTTCGCGCTGCTTGTCGTCGTGCTCCTTGGCCATCTTCTTCGCCTGCGCTTCCTTGTAGAAGTCGATGACGGCAATAGCGTCCTGCGCGTCCCAGGTGCAGCTAAGGGCCTGGATGGACTTGGGCTGCTTCTCTATCCATTCCGCGAACTCCTTGGTCTTCGCGATTGTCTTCGCGTCCGCGTGGGCATCCCGCACCTCATCCCAGAATGACAGTCTGGTCATTCTCTCTTCGAGCGGAGCAACCTTCTTGTCGATATCCTCAGCCTTGACGAACTCTCCCTCGGAGATGCGCTTCTGAACGATCTTGTCCGCCATGACCGCGCTCAGAACCTTGATCGCGTTGTAGTCTTCGGGAAAGTCCTCTTTGAGCCCCTTGATGTCGATGGTGTCATCGCCAAGGATGATCTCGCCGGGAAGGTCGTCGTCAGGGATGATGTCGAGGTATTCCCTCACCTTCTCCTTGGTGATGGAAGAAGGCTTGCCGCCCTTGTCTTCGCTGTCCTTCTTCTCGTCGGCCTTGTCCCTGGCGTCGGCCTTGTCATCGAATTTGTCGGCATCCTTGAACTTCTCTGCCCGCTTCAAGGCTTTCTGTTCGGCGGTTTCGGCTTCCTCTCCGGCGTCGGCCTTGTCATCCTTTTTGTCAGCGTCTTCGTCGTCGCCTTCCGTGCCGTCGCCCTTGTCGTCTTCCCCGGCATCGGGATTGTCCTCGTCCTTCTCCTCGTCCTGGTCGGCATCGGGCGAGTCGGATCCGTAGCTGTTGAAGCCGTCCATCTCTTCCTGTTCGATAGTGGGCTCGCTGATCTCTTCTGTGTCCTGGATCTCATTGTCGGCCATTATTCTCTCTCCTTGCTCTTTGGTTTTAAGGCCCCTACCGCCCTTTGGGTTTCGGGGCCGCTATGTCCGTCTTCCCTACTACCTCTTGGAATAAATCTTCACATAGTCGATGTTGATATCGCCCAGGCCGGTCCCGCTCGCCTTGTCCAGCGAGAAATACGGCTGCATCTGCTGCTCCGCCGCCGTCAGGTTACTCATGTCGAACGTGGTGGAAGCCGCCACGCGAGTACCGTTGATGAAGAACTTCACATCGGTCAAGTCGGTGAAGTCGATCCGGTAAACGTCGTATGTGCCGGCCACTGCGGTATGACCCGTTGCCACGTCGTCGTTGTTGTTCGTGGTGTCGTCCGTCTCCACCTTGCAGGCAAGGGAAGCATCGAACCTGAACCATGCGGCCTCGGTTACAGCGTCCTTGTCGAGATTGTGGTCGCCTGCCATGCCGAACACAGCGCAAACACCGGTACCGGGTGCCACCGCCATGTTGACCCTTGCCTCGAAGATGAGGCCATTGCCCACGTCGAAGGTCTTGTTGTCGCCATGATAGAGAACCGCGTCCTGCGCCTCGTTATCTGCCGCAAGGTGAAGGAGGAACTGCCCGTTTGAGGAGTCGGCTACAATC